ACCGCTATAACCTTCTGCACAAATGCCTCGTAGTGCATCGGGTTGATGTTGGCTAATCCACCTTGGTGGTCGATCATTTTCTTGATAAACTCGCGTTGTTTAAAGTCACACTCTTGCCAGTTCTTTCTGACTTCCTCAGAAAACGTGGCGAAGTCGCTTGCAATAACTACCTTTTCATTCTCAGGGGTAGCGTTGCTACTCATGTGTTCGTTGATGCATAAATGGATGTAGTTCGCGACGGCTTCCGAAATCCGTCTTGCTGCTAGTTCTCTAGTGTCCATAGTTTGGTCTCCTTTTCCTCGATTAGATAGTAGGCCAACCGTTCGACAACATCAGTCAACGGTTGCTCGTTTCTGTCACACAGGTCATGAAGCTTCTTCACAATCTCCATCGGTACAGAAGGCTGAACCAATGAGTGCTCTTGTCGAGTAATCGTCTTGTTATCAAAACGGCATAGGTAATTGAAAGGAATCTCACCGTCTGCTAACTCGGTAAGTCGCAAAGCCAAGGTTTCGATAGCATCACGACGGTTTTCAAAACAATCAAAAAGTCGCTGTCTGTCCTCCAACCGAAGACGGATGTTGACCCTTATGTTAATCGACCTGCTCACTTTCTGTCTCCCTTGTCTTTGCATTGCTTTTCTAGCACGTTTCGTGTAGACTTGTCAAGCCAAGGTTACAACCAAGGGAGACAAGACGCGTGATTCAGAAGTTTTTAGATTTGGGATGGGCACTTATCCCCATAAAGCCACGATCTAAATCACCTCGGTGCCTCAAATGGAACCGTCGGGAAAGCGCTATCAAGACCGTCGACGATCTATTACCAGGAGAAGGCGTCGGGATTGCACACGCATACAGCGGCACGATGTGTGTTGACATAGACAACTTCAAAGTGGCTGCTGCCTTCCTTGCAGGGCACAAGGTTGACCTGAAAGCTCTGTGTATGGCTGAAGACGCAGTGTGCATTGAAAGTGGCGTAAAGGGGCGTGGAAAGCTTTTATACAAGATGCCTAAGGGGTTAGTGCTTCCATCGAAGCGGTTACACATCAACGGGGACGTGTACCTTGAGTTCTTGTGCGCGTCGCATGCTGGATACACGTTGCAAAACGTGCTCCCTCCGTCGATCCATCCTGACACGAATCAGGCATATAAGTGGACGGGACACGGTAGCTTTGAGAATCTACCAACCATTCCCGAATCACTGCTGTCAGTTTGGCAGTCGTTGCTACCCCAACGCCTCGCGAGGTCGAGAGAGTTTAAGAGCGTTGAGACCAACGACGTGTTGGATGCGTTGAACGTTGTACCCGCTGACGTCAGTCGTGACGAATGGATCCGAATCGGTATGGCGTTGCATCATGCGTCGGTGTCGAACGGTGATTCGTCTCTGTTCGATGTGTGGAACGACTGGTCGGCAACCGCTAAATCGAAGTACCCAGGTGAAGAGCAGCTCTGGAAACAGTGGTCGTCCTTCGACATGGACGACGAGAACCCTGTGACACTCGGCACTCTGTTCGACATAGCAGGTAAGCATGGCTACACACGCCCAGCGCCAGATGTTTCACACTTGTTTGCAAAGCCTGTGGATATCTTCGACAAGTTCAAAACACCAATGCCCGATCCGTTGATTGAGCTGTGGCCTCAAGAGCTACGTGACATGGCCATACATACCTCGGGCAGCATTGGTTGCGACCCCTTGGTGTCGTTATATGCTGGCCTATCTGCTGTGTGTGCTGTGGTCAACTCGGGTACAGACCTGATCGTCACGAAAGGGTTTAGCGTTCCGCCGATCCTGTGGTTGATGACTATTGGCGACCCAGCGGATAAGAAGACACCTGGCGCCAGACCGATGCTCAAGATCTTAAGCGAGCTGGAGAAGGAAGACCGTCCTCGCTACTCAAAAAAGATTCTGGAGTGGGAGGCACACGAGGCATTCTACGCAGCATCGAAAAAGGATTTTCTCAAACATGCCAGCAGCTCAGCGCCTAACGATGCTGTGATTGATGTGCCGACGTTACCACCTCGACCTGAGCCGTTACGGATGGTGGTCAAGGATGTTACCTCGCAGAAGCTGGTGCGCTTAGCTGCCGATAACCCTGCTGGCTTACTGTGTCACCTTGATGAGATGGCGTCGTGGGTCAAGAAGATGACCGACAAGGGCAGTGCTGAAGATCGTTCTGCATGGGTCGTGGCTTACGAGGGTGATTCGTACACGATGGATCGCGTTGGCTCAGGGACGATCAGTTGTGACCGATTCGCTGTGTCGATCTACGGTAACATCCAGCCTGATGTTCTCCGTCGTAACTGCGATGCACTCTCCGCCGACGGGTTGTTGCAGCGCTTCATTCCTGCATGCTTGCGGCCGTCTCAGTCTCGACTAGGTGTCCCTGTTGAGAACACTAAGATCGAGCAAGCGTATGAGATGATGATCCGACGCATCTACGCGACTGAAGCACAATCGTATTACCTGTCCCCCGATTCGTATGCTGTCTATCGCGACTTCCAAGGTCACTACGAGCAGCGGAAGAAAGACGAGCGCATGGTGGGTACAGACAACACATTCATGACAGCTTACGGCAAGATCGAAGGTACATGCGCCCGATTGATCCTGCTGTTCCACATCATGGAGAAACCACACCAGCAGCGCATCGAGGTGGACACAGTGAAGCGTGTCACGCAGCTTGTTAAGTCGTTCATCATCCCGTCGTTGAAGTACGCCCTGATCGAGATCACTGGGCTGCGCAACGTGGTGGTCTGGGTTGCCGAAAAGATCATACAAGACGGTGACAATCAGCGAATCACACTGGCCGATCTACGTCGTGGTGCCATGCTCTACTTCAAGAACCTGCACTCTGGGCAAATCGAAGACATGCTTCTGGTTGCGATCAAACAGCTTGAAGATGCATCATGGTTGACTCGCCTAGATGATGGCAAGAAGGAGCGTCTGGGTTATGCCGAGTGGGCGATCAACCCTGAGTTAGAAGAGCTAACCAAACAGCGCAGAGAGCGTATCTCTGAGGCACATCAACGCATCAACACATAAAGAAAAACCCCTTGTGTGCATGGGGTACACACAAGGGGTTTTTTGGCTATCAACAAAAAGGAAGACAAGAAAGGCAGTAACCAAGGACACTCTTAGGGGATAGGAGAAACCCCTACCATGTTGAAGCATGGTAGGGGCAATGTAACTGGTTACGAGTTTTGTGTCAACACTTGCGGTTGATTAATCCGATGATGTCAATGACACGGTCATGAATTAGTTCGTTGCGATTGCTCACAATGCTTTCAATGATTGTGTTCTCAATAAGGTCAATCACACGCGCTAGGTCGTTCAACGTGTATGCACTGCCCTCAAGGTGGTAACCTTTTTCGTCACACGTTATGGTTATCTGCATTTTCATTCTTCCTTGTTAGACGGTACTGCTTTATGTCACGCGCGTCGTAGGTCGGTTCTCCATTGCGATCTACTTGGTTGGGTCGTGGTGCGACGCCTTTTATACACTCCATGATAAGACTGCTGACGTCAATCTTAAGATAGTCAGCTGCTTCTTTAAAGGTTAAAGTTTTGACACCTTCGTCTTCACTATTGTTTTTCAATGCCTCTTTATATCTCTTGCGCCTTTCAGCTTGAAGGAGCATCTCTCTTTCCCATCGCGCTGGGTCTTTCCTTAATTTCTCGTAACTTCGTCTTTTTTGCTCAACTCTAGACATTTTGACCCCACATGGTTATTTCACCACCCGTAATTTCGTTAACGCTTCATAGCGCTGTGCTAGTTCGTTGTATGCCTCGATCGTTTCGTCACAAGAGTCACATTCATGACGTATCTGGATTCGAAGTGTTGGTGATTGTGATACGACGGTTGCTTTACGCAGCAGTACGAATACCCCAATCGCGACTAAGCTGAACACAATAGCAAGTCCCATAAGGTTGCCCATGATGATCCCTAACATGAACAAACCAGAGAAGAAAAGTAAGCAAGAAGTTAACTTAATGGCGTCAATAACAGGTGTCAGTTTGAAAGCAAGCTTTTGAATCTTAGCCATCATATCACTACCACCCCATTCACAAACTCTTCCTGCATTGCTAAACGGTTTTGTTCTACCTCAACCCATTTCTGTGCGTAATGCAGTGCCTTCTGTGCGTTCAGCAGCGGTGTGTCCTTAGCAGTCGCACGCATGGCGTACTTCAGCAGATTGCCGCGATAGTAGGCCACCTGCTCTTCAGCTGGCCATTGTTGGATAATGTCCCATGGTTGAATGGTCATTTCGACGTAGTGATTACCACCATACTGCATCTTGTTTACATTGTTCACTTTCTGTCCTTTTTGAATTACTGATTTTCTTGGCACATATCGACTGTGAAAGTCTGTAACATGGTCTGAAGTTCACAATTAAGGATGTTGATGCACTTTTCTAAGTCTTCGTATGTTTGCCCCACAGCATGGAGCAAATAGGGTTGTCCATCATCTTTTCGGGATAGCACGATAATCATTTATCTTGTCCCTTTTGATTGTTTTTGTATTCCCTGATTGCGTCAATAGCATAGGCTATTACCCCACCGTGTATCATACCACTTGGTCTTGGTGCCTCGCCTTTCAGCCCCGCCATTATCAATTCGCCAGGTGAAATGTCAAGGTAATGCGCTGCCTCAGTGATAGACATTAACCTTGAACTAACCGAGTAGCTGTTTATTATCTCAAAATGGCGTGCTGTGTCGTTTAGGGTTACACGACGGTGCTTCGT